GGAATGAAGATAACCGAGAACATCTTATCATTGAACTTGGTGATGTTATGTGGTACGTTGCACAAGCATGTATGGCATTAGAGATTGACTTTGATGATGTTGTCAAAGGTAATGTTAAAAAATTAGAGAAGAGATATCCTGGTGGTAGTTTTAGTATAGATAAGTCAGAGAATCGTGCTGTAGGAGACCGCTAATGCCAGTAGCTTTAACTCTTATTTCCATCGGACTTATTTTATTAGTCATCGTGTATTCTCTTATTCAAAAGTATAATCCACATTAAAATGGTACAGAATATGAAGGGGTATTTACCTCTATTTGCATCCAATATCCTCTTGAATTATATTGAAGAAGATACTACGGAATTACGTGATGATACTTCATATGTAATTTCAGAAAAGTCTGATGTATCTAAAGATCAAACACCTAATAATTATAGGGTCTTAGAAAAATATCCAAGGATAAGGGATATTATTTTAAATAAGTTTAAGATTGCTGCTGACGAATTTTTGGGTGTGGGTGAAGGGGAGTATATTATATCTACATCTTGGTTAACAAAGACAGAACCTGGTACAGATTCACAGTTCCATAACCATAAGAATAGTTACTATAGTGGTGTCTATTATTATGATACGTATACTGATGATATGGGTGGTATAGATTTTGATAGTCCTATTGAAAATTTAAAAGCTTATCACCTTCCTCCTAAACAGATTCATATGACAAATGCTATAACTTGGTCATTACCAGTACAAGAAAATATATTATTATTCTTTCCAAGTTATCTTAAACATAAGGTAGCGATGAATAATTCTGATAAGGATAGGAGATCTTTAGCATTTAATATAGTTCCTGCAGGATTCTATGGTGATGCTGATTCTGCATTTGATACCGATTGGTTACCAAGATGACTGAAGCACATACACACGGTAGTTTATCCGTTGTAGTTCCTATAGATGATATGAAACTTATACTACAACAGATGTGGAAGTCTCGTGGTACTGAAAAGAAAATGGGTGAGTTGTATGAGAAGTATACCAAACTTACAACGTTTGAAGAATAAATATTATTGGAGACCTGCGTATGACTAATGGCATTTAAACCTTTAACTGAAGATAAAGAATCATTACAGGCTTTAGCATTTGCAGTGAGACAGAATAAAGGTGATAATATAACTCCAGAAGATGTGCTTGCAGCAATGGATTTATCAGTTCTGGATTATAATGTTAAAAATTATTGTGATATAGATTATACTAAATTAACTTCTCGTTTCGAGAACTGGAAAAATATAGGAAAACCAGAAGAGTTAGAAGAGTGGGTTAACTCTTCTGTATGGACTGCTAATGCTGTAGTTAAGAGTCAGTATCTGACAGGTGGTGGATATGTTTTTTCTAATAATATAGGAGACCCAATTTTTAGAGGTGCGTATAGAGAAATTGCTAAAGATATAGCACAGAATGCTAAGGATAGTGTTGTTAAAAGAGTTTATAAAACATTAGCAGGTGGTACAGGTGATAAGTGGAATCCTGCTGACGTTATAGCAGTTAAAAAATCTAAGTGGTCTAGTCTGGTTAAACAGATGGAAGGTTTTAAGAATGGTAAACCAGATCTAACAAAGATGAAAGAGTTGAAGAAGTTAAAGGATAAGAATAAGGCTATGGGTGGTAAGGGTTTGAAAGTAGTGGAAGATATGCAGACTCTATATTACTATAATCAATTTGTTGATGAGCATTATAAGTCTAGAGATTGTGTACCCATATCACTTAAGAAAGTAATAGCTACAAAGAAAGAATTAAAATCTTTAACAACACCATCAGTTAAGGTAACATCATTTGACCATAAGGAATTCAAAGGATTGCAAGATGCTTTAGAGTTAAAAATAGAGATACTTAATACTCAGTTTGAAGCATCTAATGCTAAGTGTATTGTTAACTTTACATTAGCAGGTGAGAAGGGACATAAGATGGACATAAGGGGTTTCCAATCTGCTATTGGTAATGATGTACAGATGCAGTTACAGAAAGGTAGTGCTGCTAATCATGGTAAAGCCACTCTTGGTATCTTTACATTGATTACAAAATTATCTAAAGGTAGAATGGCATTCAGTAGACAGAGAACACAGTTAAGAAAATTATTTCCTAAGAAACCAGTACCATTTGGTAGTGCTAAAGAGAAACATGCTTTTACAAGTTATCAAGTCTTTAAAGATTATACAGAAAAAGCAAAGGGTAATTTTTCAAAGGCAACCTTTGAAGATGATGTACCATTATGGGGTAAGTATATTGAATTCTTATCTGGGAGAAAGCATAAGGCAGGTGAAGTAATAGATGAGTTTGAAAAGACTAAGGATAAGGCAAAGTTTGCGAAGTGGTTAAAGAATAAAGTGCAAGCATATGAAGTTGGTCAAGTTCTAGATCTAGCACAACCTCAGATTAAAGAACTTATAAAAACAAATATTATGAAGAGCATCTATTCACAGGCAGCATCTAAAGGGTTTAGAATATTTGGTGATAAGAAAGTTACTGACTATATGTCAGCAAGTAGTTACGTGAAGGTGGGCGGTTAACAAACTGGCACACTACTGGCACACAACCCTCTGAAATGGATTATAATACAGAGGTATTCGAGACACACACATGCCAAACAAGCACCTTCGTCATCCAGAAGATTCAGTTTTGCACGGAAGGAAGGTAGTTTGGGAGACACTTAGAGAATTGGTTAAGGCAACGAGGTTGTCTGTTAAATGGGATGGAGCACCTGCTATAGTGTGGGGTACTAACCCTGCTAATGGGCATTTTTTTGTTGGCACTAAGTCGGTCTTTAATAAGAGAAGAGTATTAATAAACTATACTGTTGATGATATAACAACTAATCATAAAGGACCAGTGGCAGATATTCTTAAGTTATGCTTGGAGTATCTTCCTAGAACTGATAAGATTTATCAGGGAGACTGGATAGGTGTTGGTATGTCAGGTAGATTGTACCAACCTAATACTGTTGAGTATCTCTTTCCAGAGGAGATTCCGCAGAAGATAGTTGTTGCACCTCACACAGAGTATACTGAGGTCAGTCCTGAAGCGGAGGGGAAGATTGGTTTAACCTTAGAATCAACGGATGATTGTTTCTTTGTTGATACTAACAATGCACACATCAAGCCACCACTAGGATGGAGACACTTGATACCATTCATTATTCCTGTCTGGAAGATGAAAGCACCTGTTCAGAAGAGGGGATATAATTATTATTTGATGGAGATTTCTAAGCACATAAACAGTTATGTTTCCGTAGGTTGGTGGGAAGATATGTCTGCTGAACAAATGTACAGTGAGTTAGATGATAAATATAAGAGCGAGGTTAATGAATATACCTTTAAGGTATGGTTTATGATTCTCGATTTGAAACGACGGCTACTCGATGCCATCAAGGTGGATGGAGATGTTGAATGCTTTATTAATGGAGACCCCTCAAAGCATGAAGGGTTCGTGATATGTTCAGACAATCCATACAAGATTGTAGATCGTTGGGAATTTAGTAAAGCAAACTTTAATTTAGATAAAAATTGGTCATATGAAGAAGTTTAGCTCATTCCTAGCTGAGGCAGCGAGGTCTCAAGCTGCGAGTCAAGCAGAAAAATTACAACTAACTCACGTAGGTTACGGAAAGTATGCCGATGTAAGAGGCAACGTAACTCACATGAGTCAGGGTGGGAAGTTAGTTAAGTTAGACCCATCCCAAGTCCCATCTGCGAAGGGGTCAAGTGGACAAGAAGAAGGAGGTAGCGAGGATAAGGTCGATCAAGGCGAGGTATCTATTACATTTGGAAGATTTAATCCACCTACTACTGGACACGAGGCTCTGATACGCAGAGTAAAAGCAGCAAGTAAAAATGGAGAGTATAGAATATACCCCTCAAGGACGGAGGATCCTAAGAAGAACCCCCTCAGCCCAGAGGAGAAGATTAATTTTATGCGGAAGGCTTATCCAGAACATAGTGCCAGGATTATCAATTCTCCTGACATGCGTACTATTTTCGATGTCCTCGGTACCCTTGATAGTGAAGGGTTTAGCAGTGTTAACATCGTCGTGGGCGGTGATAGGGTATCTGAGTTCAATTCGTTAGCTAACAAGTATAACGGTAAGGCATATAATTTTGAAACAATCAATGTTGTCTCAGCAGGTAATAGAGATCCAGATGCTGATGATATTTCAGGTATGTCTGCATCTAAACAACGCAAGGCAGCAGTTGATGATGACTATGAAGGATTTAAAAAGGGTTGTCCTAAAGCAATGAAACCTAAAGACTGTGAAGCATTGTTCTCTGCTTTACAATCGAAGATGTCTGTAGAAGTACAAGAAGATTTTAGTGAAGTTTCATATCAATTATACGAAATAGCACCTAAATTAGATGAGAAGGGTTTAAGAGAGGCATACTTTGATGGTAAAATATTTAAAGAAGGAACCGTTGTCGAGAACGTCAACACAGGCATCCTTTCTAAGATTGTTAGTCGTGGTAGCAATTACGTCATCTCTATTGATGAGCACGAGTATATTTTTAGGACTTGGTTAAAGGATCTTGTGGAGGTTAAGAGTTATAAGGATCCATCTACTCGTGAATGGGGTACAGATAGTTTAACTTCTTACGTTAAAAAACTCACTCCAGGAGAGTTTTTAAAGAAGATAAATAAAAAGGACAAGACTTCATAATAAAATGTTAGACACCAACAGATCACCTCTTCCAGATATGACTGATGCATATCAGGCAATCTTAGAGAAGAAGAAAAAAGATGACGATAAGAAAGAACGCTGGCAAGATGATGACGGTGATGGAAAGTGGTACGAAAAAAGTGATGTAGATGGTAAGGTCTCCAAGAGAGAGAAGGAAGAGAAGAAGAAAAATCAAAAGGAAGAAGTAGAGATTGTTAATGAAATCTCTCCTGACCTAGCACTTAAGGCATCTAAGGAAGCAGATAAAAAGCGTGGTAAACTCGCTGCTGCTGGAGACAAGGAAGGTGCTGCTAAGAAATCTGCACAAGCATCAAGACTATACAAAGCACAAGCTAACAAGAGACTTAATAGAGAAGAGACAGAAATCATTGATGACTTGGTGGAGTCTGGTCTATTCAGTGATGAAGAAATTAAAGCTATCCTAGATTTAGAGGAGGAGTAATGTTAACCTTTAAAGAATTAAGCGAGAGGAAGAAGACGAAAGTCAAAATCAATCCTTCCCAGAAAGAACTTACTGAGAAAAAGCGTAAGAGTAGACCTATTGACAAGGATGAACCTGAAGTATGTGAGTCTGTCGATTTAACTGAAGAGTGGGTTAATGCTAGTGTAGAAGTTGCTGCTGAGTACTTCTATGCAGAAGGTATTAATGAAGATGGTCTAGACAATATAATTAATGAAGTCGGTCTAGAAGATTTTGTCGAGTTTGTTATTGATCCTATTGAAGAATTGAATGAAGAGAGGTCAGCAAGAAAAGCATCTGTTAAAGCACCTTCATATGAGAAGGTAAAAGCAAAGGTAGATGCTGCTGATGCTGCTAAGAAGAAAGCAGGTAAGGGTGAGTATGCTAAGTCTTATGCTAAAAGATCTGGTGAGACTGAAGATAGTACCAACTATAAAGAGAAAGCACCTGCTAAGAAGAAAGCAAAACCAGTTGCTAAGGCTACCGTAAGGAAACCAGCAGCAAAACCTGAGAAGAAAGCAGCGACAGTTAAGAAGGTAGAGAAGGCAGTTAAGACTGCTAAGAAAACTCAACCTCAGAAACCAACTTCCAAGAAAGGATTGTTAGGTAAGGTAGGTGATGCTGTTAAGAAGGGTGTTGAGAGACACAACAAAGCAAGAGCAGCAGGTAAAGTACCAGAGAAGCGTGTAAAGGAATTCGCAAAAGGATTTAAGAAAGGTGTTAGTGGCACTCTTAAATTTGCTGGTAAGGTTAAGAAGGCTGTCAGTGAAGAGACTATTGATGAACTGAATAGGTATGGTAAAGAGACTGGTAAAGCAACTGGTTCAATTAATAAGAGAGAGGGTTCCCCTGTAAAAAAGGGTGGTAACCGTAAGGATCTCGCACTCCTTGCGGTTCGTAATATGATTCGTAGAGAGACAGGTAAACCTGAAGGTCAACGTAAGAAGGTTAAGGGTGAGAAAGGTAAGAGACAGATTGGTGATAGGAAATTTTCACCAGCAGATACGATTGCAAAACGTCGTCAGTCAAAGAAAGATGCTGAAAAACTTATGAGGGATACAAGTGGCACTTAACGAGGACTGGAAACCTGAGATAGAACATATCAAGGGTTCCGACTTACTAAAGAAAAAGAAGAAGAAGGTAGAGGGACTTCCCCCTCACCTTCGATTGTCTGCTATGAAGAAAGCATTTGCTCATACCAATGAGGAGAATGCTCTAGAGAAACGTGCGAAAGAAAACGAAAAGGCTAGGAAATGGTTGAAGAAAGATGCTAAGAAGAGTGGGTACACTGACATAGCATTAAGAGCATCCATGTCCAAAGGTGCTGGTGTATCAGAAGGTGTTGGTAAAGAAATTAAGAAAGGTTTTAAACGCCATAAAGATGCAGTAGAGAAAAAGAAAATTAAGAATAGAAAAGCAGTTCCCTATGCAGCATTAGCAGCAGAACATACACCAGAGGGTACTTCTTTAAATGAAGTTGCTAGTTATAAAGAGTTCATGAAAGATAAAGAGCAAGCTAAGGCAAGGCTTGACAAAAAGATCTCTGATAGAAAACAAAAAGATAAGTTATTTGTTGATATAAAGAAGAAGGGTATTAAATTTTATGATAAGAAAGGGTCAGGAAGAATACAAGGCGGTAGAAAAGTATACGACTAGGGATATATAATACAGTTGTATACAATTCAATGACACTTTCAAAAGAGGTGGTACTTGAAGCATTAAGATGTTGTCGTGATGTCTATCCACACAAGCAAGATTATCTTGTTAGTAGGAAGATAGAAGGTCATACCATACTTGCTGTTGAAGGAACCAATGAGACTACAGACTGGGTAACTAATCTTAAATTTTTAATCAAGAGAGATGATTGCCACAGAGGATTTAAAAACAATGCTAATAGAACACTAGCAGAACTAGTGGTAGCATACGAAGGTTTAGATCCAAAAAGAAAATTAGTGATAGCTGGACACTCCCTTGGTGGTGCTACTGCTACATTGATTGCAGATTTACTATGGGATTCTGGCAACAAGAATGTTGCATTGGTTACTGCTGGTTCACCTAGACCAGGTGGACGTAAGTTGAGAAGAAGAATCAAAGACATGGAGCATTTACGTTTCGTACATGGTGATGATATAGTACCTGGCACACCACCTTGGCTTGCTGGATATGTACATACTCATCCAGTTATTAAACTGAAAGATGCTAAGGATACTAGATTCGATGGTGTAGCAGATCATATGATAGGTGATTATGTTACAGCAGCCGAGAAATACTACGCAGAAAAGAAAGTAACTCTATGAGAAAATTATCTTTACTATTACTCACACCATTATTAGTGGGATGCGATCCTTCAGGTGGTATGGGAGCAATAGATTGGTCTTGGCCAGGTGTCCCAGATGAATATGAATGTAATGAGGTAGCAGACCCTGCATCATGGTGTGCAACAGGTGAACATCCAAATTTATGTGACTGCTGAACCCATAATTCTTATAAATAATCGTAGGTAATCGAACAATTGTAGGAGTATAAACATGGCACTTTGGGGAGTCACAGATGCTAATGAAGCTAAGCCTAAGTGGGCTGTACAGGGTGGTGCTGTAGACCCCTCAAACATTTTTGCTACAGCAGAAGGTTGGGTTCTTAGACACTATAAGAAAGGAGATCAGACTAAGTACTGGGATGAAGTTCTAGTTGCAGTCGATGGTCTAGTCGGAGCTGGTGGTCGTGGAACTGACACTCTCGGTAATGCAGATATCTCTGCAGTATTCTTTGAGGGTACAACATATGAAGCTGCAGCAACTGGAACTGTTGTTGTTATCTACAACGAGAAGGTAGATGTTACTGCTGGAGCAACACTAGTTGTTACTAATACAACAGATAGTGCTTCTATTACTGCTACATATGCTAGAGGAACAGGAACAAACCGTGTTGAATTTGACTTTACATGTGCTGCAGCAAGTAAGGTACATACAATCGGTGCTCAAACAATCTCTGGAACAATCAAGGACGCTGGTACAAACACAGCATCTGACAAAGTGTTCGTTCTAGGTGATACAATTGGTGCAGGTGGTTCTGGTTCTACCAAGACAATTACTACAACATAATAAATGAAATTTGACGAACTGAATGATTCTACATTTATTCTGTTCGCCATCAAGCATTATGAAAATCCTCAGGCCGTAACCAAAGAGGATTTTGATGAAGATCTTAAGCGATTTAAATACCTTAAACGTTTACTTAAACGTTACGTTAGGGGTGGAGCATTAAGAACTCATTTGATCATTAATCATCTAATCATCTTATATAATGTTTTTGGTGAAGCAGCTACCCCTTTACTTTTCTTTAAATTGGAGAGAGAGTATTGGGGTATTTTAAAAACTGTACTTCTTTATCTTAATAAATATCCTGTAGGGATGCTTCCTGAATTAGAAGTTGACCCTGATGTCCAAGATTCTCTTGACTCTGTATGAACGAAGAAATGATGACAACTGGTACTGCTGGAGGGGCAGGGTTTAGTGGCAATGCAGCTGCGACTGGTCCTAATGCAGGAATAGATCCCATCATGAAATTTCGTAAGAAATTACAGAGAAGAAAGAAGAAGAAGATTAAAGAGGACAATGAAATTGATAGACCTATTACCGTGAACCGTGTTAATCCAGCACCTAAATCTAGGTTGCTACAATATAAATGTAATATTCCTGGTGTAGGAGAGACCGTTGTCTATGCCAATTCACCAGCAGAACTAAGTCAGAAACTTAGACTCCTTATTAATCCTCGTTACAGGGGTGACATAAAGATAGAAAGAATAATGCCAGCAGAGGCAGGTAAATTTTTCATGAACAAAAGGAATAGTCACATGCGTAACGTACAAGAGTCTGATGATAAGTCAGCACAACAAGCAATTGTTCAACAGAAGACTGCTCTCGAAAAGAAGAAAGTCTTAATGAAGAAACAAGCATTACAGAAGCAACTTCAATCTAAGGTTCAAGATCTTAAGAAGAAAGCAAGAGTTGGTGGTGCTAAGGGAGAAGCAGATAGCTAGTCATGTCCGAAACTATTAACACTGCTCTGTTGGAAAGGCTAGAGAAAGTAGTGACTAGCCTTCAAGAGAACTCAGTTAAGATGGGTCAACTTCTTGCTGTCCATAATGAAAAGTTAGATAGTAGTGAGAAGGTTGATGGTGTACTGTTTGAGAAGGTTGATAGTGTTCACCGTGAAGTCAACAGACAAGCATTGGAGATAAAGAAAGGTTGTGAAAGAGATATACGTAAAGTTGACGATAGACTCCGTATCATGGAGAAGAAGATGTGGACTATTTTTGGTGGTCTTACTATTGTATCTTTCTTGGTTAGTCCAATCGGACAAGCGACACTAAGAAACTTGACACCAAACAATAATGCTAGTATGATAGAGATTCCTATAGTCTCTGAAGTTGTCTGAGTTTGTAGACAATCATTATGTAAGTCTTTTATCTGGCAGACTGGATAAGTTTGTTAAGAAGAAAGCAGATCTATATAACTTCCGATGCCCTTACTGTGGAGATTCACAGAAGCATAAGAATAAGGCAAGGGGGTATTTTTTTCGTGTCAAAACAGATTTGGTATTCAAATGCCATAACTGTGGAGTAGGGAGAACCCTACCAAACTTCTTGAAAGACCAGGCACCAGACCTTCATGATGAGTACATCATGGAGAGATATAAGAAGGGTACAACTGGTAAAGGATCTTATGTTCCGAAACCAAAATTTGAGAAACCAGTGTTCAAGAAGCATGGAAATCTAGAAAAGATTACTAGTCTAAATATTGAACACGTTGCATACAAGTACATCACAAAGCGAGGGTTAGACCCCTCGTTATTTTATTATGCTGACCAGTTTTGTACTTGGGTAAACACTCAGAAGCCTACCTTCACACACATAACTAAGGATCATCCAAGAATCATTATCCCCTTCATTGATAAGGACGGTGAGTGGTTTGGATTCCAAGGTCGTGCATTAAATCCAAAGGACAAGTTACGTTATATAACTGTCATGTTGGATGAAAACAAACCCAAAATCTATGGACTCGACAGGATTAAAATCAACAAACCAATCTACGTTGTCGAAGGACCGTTCGACTCAACCCTCTTGGAAAACTCGGTTGCTATGGCTGGCTCCGATGTTGATAGTAGGACGTTTGGTTGGGGCAATTATATTTGGGTTTATGATAACGAACCTCGTAACAGAGAAATCGTCAACAGAATCACCAAGTCAATCGACAGAGGTGAGAAGGTAGTGATATGGCCAAATGATATAAAGGAAAAGGACATAAATGATATGGCAATAGCTGGACATAACGTGCAGTCTTTGGTAGAATCAAATGTATACCACGGACTAGAGGCACAAGTTAAATTAACTGAATGGAAAAAGGTATGACACCTGTTGCAGAAATCAATGTTGTTAAGAGGAATGGTGAGACTACACCTCTTGATTTAGAAAGAGTTCATCACATTGTTGAACATGCTTGTCGTGGTTTGGCAGGTGTATCTGAGTCAGCAGTAGAAATGAATTCTGGTCTCCAATTCTTTGATGGAATTGAGACTAAGGATATTCAAGAGATCCTTATTCGTTCTGCCAATGATCTAATCACTCTAGAGAATCCTAACTATCAGTTTGTTGCTGCTAGACTTCTCTTGTTTGGTTTGAGGAAGTCTGTATATAATGGACATCCTGACAAGCATCCTATCCTTAAAGATCATGTAAAAGGATGTATTGAGAAGGGTGTATATGACAATGAAGTTCTTAGAAAATTTAGTGATGAGGAGTGGGAAAAATTAAACGGATACATAGATCATGACAGAGATTATCTGTTTACCTATGCGGGTATTCGTCAAGTAACTGACAAGTATCTTGTACAAGATAGAAGTACTGGAGAGGTGTTTGAAACTCCTCAGTTCATGTACATGATGATAGCAGTTACTCTCTTCCAAGATGACGATAAGTTTTATAGACTGGAGTATATTAAAAAGTATTATGACGCAATCAGCAAGCACAAAATCAACATCCCAACCCCCATCATGGCGGGAGTTAGAACCCCCATTCGCCAATTTGCAAGTTGTGTTCTGGTTGATCTTGATGACACCCTCGATAGTATCTTTAGTGGCGATATGGCTATTGGCAAATATGTCGCTCAGAGGGCAGGTATTGGTATCAACGCAGGTCGCATCAGGGGCATCAACAGTAAAATCAGGGGTGGAGAAGTTCAACACACAGGTGTGGTCCCCTTCCTTAAAAAACTTGAGTCAACTGTCAGATGCTGTACTCAAAACGGCATCAGAGGAGGGTCAGCTACTGTCCACTTTCCTATCTGGCATCAGGAAATCGAAGACATCCTCGTCCTCAAAAACAACAAAGGAACAGAAGACAACCGAGTCAGAAAACTTGACTACTCCATCCAATTAAGTAAGATTTTTTATGATCGATTTATCCAGAACGGTACTATTACTCTATTCAGCCCTCATGATGTGCCTGGGTTGTATGACGCTTTTGGTAGCGATACCTTTGACGAACTCTATACTAGATACGAATCAGACGAGTCCATCCCCAAAAGAACCATTGGTGCTCAAGAACTTATACTTGATCTTTTAAAGGAGAGAGCAGAGACTGGTCGTATATACTTGATGAACATAGACCATTGTAATAGTCATAGTTCATTTAAGGACAAGGTAAGTATGAGTAACCTATGTCAAGAGATTACACTACCTACAGATCCTATCCAACATATTGATGGTAATGGTGAGATTGCATTGTGTATTCTCTCTGCTATTAATGTTGGTAAGATTAATAGACTTGAAGAGTTAGATGAGTTATGTGATCTTGCAGTACGTGGTCTTGATGCTCTTATTGATTACCAACAGTATCCTGTAAAGGCAGCAGAACAGTCTACAAAGAACCGTAGATCACTTGGTGTAGGTTTCATTGGTTTGGCACATTATCTTGCTAAGAATAATGCTAAGTATGAAAGTCCAGAGGCATATGATTTAGTTCATAAACTCACAGAAAGATTTCAGTATGCTCTATTGACTTCATCCAATCGTCTTTCAATGGAGAAAGGACCATGCGGTTACTTTGGTAAAACAAAGTATGCAGATGGTATTTTACCTACGGATACATATAAGAAGGACGTTGATGAGATTATACCAAATGATCTATCATGTGACTGGGAGTTTCTTAGGGAACGCATATCCAAGTATGGGCTTAGGAACAGCACACTGTCGGCACAAATGCCTTCGGAGAGCAGTTCCGTTGTGTCAAACGCTACCAATGGAATCGAACCTCCTAGAGACTACTTGTCCATTAAGAAATCAAAGAAAGGGCCTCTTAAGCAAGTGGTTCCACAATATAAT